GGAGAACCCGGTGTTGGTAAGTCCAGAAGAGCCCACGAAATGTATCCAAATGCGTATGTGAAAGAACCACGTACTAAGTGGTGGAATGGGTATCATCTTGAAGAAGAAGTTATTATTGATGACTTTGGTCCTGGTGGTATCGATATTAATCATTTATTAAGATGGTTTGATCGTTATAAATGTTATGTTGAAAATAAAGGTGGAATGATTCCATTGTATGCTTTTAAGTTTGTTGTAACATCTAATTTCAGTCCCTATGATGTATTTTCATTTGCCGGTGAGGCTCACAAACAGTTGCCAGCTCTTGAGCGGCGTATGACTGTTGAATATATGTAATATTTCAATTTATAAATAAAATATATTATTTAAAGACAGAAGGATAGGATGGGGATTAAAAAGGGGAAGGAAAGGAAGAGACAAACCCTCAAAATTATATAAAATGTAACGGAGCCGTATGGGACAGTATTTCACGAACGTAGTGTGAATCGTAGTGGAGCCTCGTTAACATCATAACCTGGTAGCGTGACACAGACGTTGGCGGTAAGTGGTCTGTGACCAGCGGAGTCTATAAATACCAGTGAAAATCAGCATATTATATTTATCATCACACGAAGCCCTGAAATTAATTCATTGGTTGAAAGATGAGAGGGATTCATACACGTAAAAGGTCTAGGCCATCTAGTGGTCCTTTTATGACTAAACGTAGACGTATAATGAAACGTAGAAGAGTTCGTAAATCTACTAATTGGACATCACAAAGTGGTCGTGGTGGAGGTTTAGGTTTTGCTAGAAGACGTACAAGTCGTCGTGCTTTTAGACGCATTTTATGGAATGCAACTACACCACAAAATCATTTTAGGTCTAATGGTGTTGCTACGGTTAACATATTGACACCTGCTGGTGCTGGTACAACTGGTACTATGACAGTTAGTGTATTTGCAAGTAGAAGACCTGCAAGTAGTAACTTTTACACTGCTGCTGGAGGTGCTATTAACCCTGATGGCGGTGTTATACCAACTTTTTTAACGAATGCTGATATTACAATTAGAGGAGGAATATATGGGTTAAGATTATGTAATGCACCTGACCTATCAGACGCAGATAAAGATCCTGTATCTTGTATAGTATATGCTATTAGAACAACTAAGAATTGGAATGCGTCAAATGTACCTGCTACAGTAAACGTAGGTTGGGATCCAACGTTGACCCAAGATTTCCAAACTAATATTGGAAAAGTCATATTTAAGAAAGTATTTTTAATTACCGATGCTGAAGTAATTAATATTGAAAGAAGAATGGCTATTCAGAAGATTGATCAGACGGAGTATACTAATTCACAGTCAGAGATTATCTGGATGGTCTTAGCTGGAAACACGTCATCCGTGACGTCTAAAGTTGTATTAGGAACAATGTATCATAATTTATCATTTGTAGCTGATGCTGTATAGTTGACTTTGTAATAAAATAATTGGGGGGATAGAGCAGGGCTAGTATTACCCCTGCTCCCCCCTTCAATAAATAGAAGGAAGTGTTTCATTAATTTTCATGCCTACTCTCAAAAAAGCATATTGTTTTACTTTAAATAACTACACACAAGATGAACTCACAAATATTCACAGAACTTGTGAAGATGAGTCGCGATTTGCAATCGTTGGTGAAGAGGTTGGAGAACGAGGAACTCCACACCTCCAAGGATATATCATCTTTAAGAAACCATATCGTTTCGATACAATTAAGAACCGACATCTCCCTAGATGTCATATCGAAGTCGCTGCAGGTTCAAGCGACAGCAATATCAGATATTGCAGTAAAGATGGAAAATATAGAGAATTTGGTGAAAGACCAGCTAAAGTGGGCAAGACGCGAGATGAACTCGGAAAATCATTCGCCAGTGCCATTGTTGAGTCCGGCAGAGATGGAATGGATAGATGGGCTGATGAAAACCCCGGAACGTGGTACTTCTCCGGACATAACTTGTTCAGAAATCATATGGCCCTCCAACGAGCAATTGACAGGCCCAATATTCAAGTCTTATGGATCCATGGAGAACCCGGTGTTGGTAAGTCCAGAAGAGCCCACGAAATGTATCCAAATGCGTATGTGAAAGAACCACGTACTAAGTGGTGGAATGGGTATCATCTTGAAGAAGAAGTTATTATTGATG